ATGATCGTGTAGTTAATATAATCAATGCAACTGCATCAGGAACAACTATAACTTACACAACAGATGCAAACCACGGACTTGCAGTTGGAAATAAAATATCTATAATTGGTGTTTCTCCAGTTGTTTTTAATTTATTAGATAAAAATATTCAAACGGTTCCAACATCAAATACATTTACAATAACTGCACCAAGTGCAATTACATCAACATTTGTCTCATCAGGATATTTAATTAACGATGTAGAAACAAATATTATTAATCAGGTTTATCCAGTATTTCAAACAAACGCAGACAATAAAATTTTTACAAATTCAAACAGGGTGGCAAGAAACGAAAGATGCAGATTTTTAAATAATATTATTGCTATGGTTGGAAATAGTTCTACCCTTACACTTGATAATTTTGGAAATATTGAGGTCGGAACTGGATCAAAATATATTAGGCTTAATGAGACCACTGTAGATCTTACAAAGAATAATCCACTAGACGAACTAAGGCTTGCATTTTCTGTTGTAAATAAGGTTGGAAATGCTAATAATACCGTTCCAGATAATGTTAAAATATTATTAGAGTTTTCTCATACAGGGCCAAACTCTGTGCAAGAGTCTGCAAGGTTTGAGGTAGATATTGACCATGTGGGCTATACAGAAGGAACAGCACTAGAGACAATAAATTTTGCTTTAAACAGATATGTCGTTGCTAAAAAAGCACTTAAAGATTTAAACAAAACAGACAACTTTGACTGGCGTGAGGTTTCGGTAGCAAAGATTTATGCTTGTGTTACTGAGAATGACTTGCCATCGGATCAATTTTATGTTTGTTTGGATGGGCTAAGATTAGAAAATATTACATCAACAAACTCTTTGTATGGATTGACTGGGTACTCTGTAATTAAGAGTGTGGGAGCAAAACCAATTATCAAGTCAGCAAATACAACAAACTATATTGAATTTAGATTTGCCTTGGGTGTTTAGCAATGGCAGACAAAGGAATAAGAAATGTTATTATTAAAAAGGAATCACTTGGAAAAGTAACTTCTTCTAATGCAAGAGTTGTAAGATTTAGGGTGATTTCAGAAGATAGAAATAGAAAATCTGCCTACTCAAAAATATTTATTCTTGGTCCAACTGAGGCTGTTGCTGTTGGAATAGGAGACCTAAATCCTATTGGAAATACAATATTTTTAAACTGGGAGGTGGGAGAGGTTTCAATACAAATTGCCTACGACATATTCGTCGGTTTTGATGGGGCAACTCCTTCTTACATAGGAACCACTGGATCAAAAAATTATTCATTTTTAAAAACAGGAACAGAAACAGTAAGGGCAATAGTCCAAATATCATCGATAAATCCAGTTCTTACAGATGATCTAGAGATTTATGATTCTGAAACTAGGTCTGTCACAACTGGGCTTCTGGTATAATTGTAGTATGGCAATATTACCAGTACCAGAGCGAGGTCAACCGCTAGATGTAACATATATATATCAGATTGTTAAGGCTATTAATGATCTTTCTACTCAGGTATCTCCATCAACATATAAGTACGTTACTGTAGACACACCAAATGCTGCAAAACAAAGCGCAAAGGCATCTGAGACAAGATTCATTGGTGGATATGTTCAGGTTACGACAAGCACAACACAAACCGCTGGATCTTCTTTGACATTTTCTTATGACTTTCCAAGCGAATTTAAGTTTGCTCCAGTAGTAACAGCATCACCAGTAAACGTTGGAAACACAGATGCTGGTAAAGATGTCACGGTTACGTTGAAAAGCATTTCAACCTCAAAGGTTGAGGGCACGGTTAAGTTTAATGCTGGAGGAGACACAAGCATTGGTATTAACCTGATAATCATTGGAATACCAAATTAATGATTAAATGTACAAAATGTAATGGAAGAATGTTTATAGACAGGCAGTATACAGAGATAAATAATCTAGAACTATACTGCATTCTTTGCGGATCAAGAAAATTTTTTCATCCACCAAGTAATTCTCAGGAGGGCCTATGGCTACTAAAAAAGGAACAATTGAGAGCGAAAAATACAATGAGTCACCTGTAATTCCAGGTAATAAAAAGGTTTGGTTTCTTAACGGAGACTTAGTTAGAATACATCACTACAACCACTCTAATGGAATAATGTCTATTTATAATATCAATAAGGATCAGATTGAAAGTTGTTTAATTAGTGAGTTTAAAAATAAAAGAGAAAGAGCATACACAGTGGGTCAGACTGCTGAATTAGTTAATCGTCATAAAAAATATATGCCATCACTAATGAAACGAGGAGTCATTCCGTTTCCAACGGGATCTCAAAAAGGTGGAGCAAGAGGATTTCAGGTAAGATCATATTACTCAGAATCTCAGGTTAGAGAGATTCGTGATATACTTGCTACACACCATATTGGAAGACCAAGAAAAGACAAGTTAATAACTAACGATATTACGCCTAGTAAGCAAGAGTTGACACGAAGAATGGGCGATGGTATACTTACTTATAGAAGAACTGAAGATGGGCGATTTGTTCCAATTTGGAATGAATCTATTTAGCGAAGGGTATAGAATGTCAGACAGCAATTATGTAGTAACAAATGAACCAACAAAGGTATCTGTAACATTGGGATACACATTAAATCTAGGAAATTTTCAATCATTAAGGCTAGACCTTGGTGTTACAGATTCAAAGCGTGATGGAGAAAATACTGACCAAGCCTTTGAGCGAGTCTACAAGTTTGTTGAAGATAAACTAACTGCAAAGATTTTAGAAGCCCAATCGGAGGCTGCTGAAGGATAATGGCAGAACGCAAAGACCGCATGGCTTTGCTTTCAAGATACAGCAAGTATCATACCGCAAGGTACGAATCAAAGCCATCCCTAAACCTTAATGTAGAGCAGTGGGCATCTGACGCTCTTGTAGAATCATACACTCTGCCAGTATGCTACGATATACTTGAGTATTACTTTTCAGTTGCAGAGAACCCTTCATGGAACTACTTTGCATACAACGCAGAAAAAATATTGCAGGCACAAAAGGACAAATTCAGAGATAGCGAAGAGAGAGCAGAGCGTAGAAGAATGGCAAAGGAGTGGCTAAGTGAATAATACAGAGGCAAAACTACTTACGGCTGTTTTAAAGGATAAGCAAATCCATGTTCTTCTTCAGGCCAATGTTGACAACCTTTTAAGAACTCATGGAGATATCTGGAACTTTGTTAGACTATATTTTGAGAACAACTCAGTCCTTCCACCAGCAGAATTAGTTACTGAAAAGTTTAGAGACTTTGAGCCAGTAGCAGGTGTTGGTGCAACAAAACATCACCTTGAAGAACTTCAAGGAGAGTACCTAACAGATAGTCTCAAAGATATTATTAGGTCAGCAGCATCTGAGATTCAAAACAATAATGGAACTGGTGCCCTTAATGAACTAATCACAAAGACCTCAGAACTAAAAAAGAATACTGCTGCAATTCGTGACATCGATGTTACAGATCTTGAGTCTGCAATTGCATACTTTGAAAATGTAAAGAAGCAGCAAGCACTAGGAATGTCTGGAATTAAAACAGGTTTGCCAGGGTTTGATAACTATCTGCCATCTGGAATTATGCCAGGACAACTAGGAGTGTTCCTTGCTTACCCAGGTATTGGAAAGTCATGGCTTGCACTTTACTTTGCTGTTCAAGCATGGAAGCAAGGAAAGTCTCCAATGGTAATTTCTCTTGAAATGTCTGAAACAGAGGTCCGTAATCGTGTCTTCACTATAATGGGCGAGGGTCGTTGGTCACATAGAAAGATTAGCAATGGTGAGATTGAGATTGATATGCTAAAAGAATGGCATGCAAATAATCTTGCAGGAAAGCCAGAGTTTCACATCATCTCAAATGATAGCGGTGGAGAAATCAATCCTTCAGTCCTTCGTGGAAAGATTGATCAGTACAAGCCAGACTTTGTTATTGTTGACTATTTACAGTTGATGGCACCTAATCAGAAGTCAGATAATGAAACGGTACGAATGAAGAACCTTTCAAGAGAACTTAAACTTATGGCTATTGGTGAAGAAGTTCCTATTATTGCTATCTCTTCTGCCACACCAGATGATGTTAATGACCTCTCTACGGTGCCTACGCTGGGTCAAACAGCCTGGTCTAGACAGATTGCCTACGATGCTGACTGGGTCCTTGCTCTAGGCCGTGGAACCAATAGCGATATTATTGAATGTGCCTTTAGAAAGAACCGTAATGGATTTATGGGAGACTTTTTAGTACAGTGCGACTTTGACAAGGGATACTACAGATATAAAGACTTTGAAGATAAGTAGTTATAATATGGTATGTCAAAAACTAGGGAGCACTTGCCACCAACCTTCTACCATCATAAGCCTATTAAAAGGTTTTATCTTGATGGAATAATTTACGACGACTCAATGATCGGAAGACTCAAGGATGAGTACATAAGATTATTGGTGTCAGAAATGAAACTAAGTGGGTATGTGCCAAGAATTGATCTTGACCCAGACTTCACTATAAGGTATAATGAGATTAAGAACTTTTTTGAATTTGAATTATCGATACAGGCAGTCTACGCAGGGAAGAGGAAAAGCGAATGGATAGCAGGAATAGACGGAACCAATCCAATCTTTATTCCGCAGAACAAGTCAAGCGAGTCCTTACAGGATCGGGTATTACCGTAGAGTCTGAACTTGATGCAGACTTCATGATCTTTTGTCCATTTCACAATAACCACAGAACCCCAGCAGGCGAAGTACAAAAAGATAGTGGCATGTTTTTCTGTTTCTCTTGTCAAAAATCTGCAGACCTTATAGAACTAGTTATGCATACATCTGGAAGAACTTATTTTGAGTCTGCTAGATTTATTAAGAGCAAAGAAAAGTTAACTAATCTTACTACAGAAATTGATAAGGTTCTTGTAAAAGAAGAGCAGTACAAAACATTTGATGAACTTATTATTAAAAGGTTACACAACAATCTTGTTGCATCAGAAAGAGCAAAAAATTATTTTACATATAGGAAAATTGAAAAGTCTTCCTGTATAAAGTTTGTATTGGGATACTCAGAGAAACAAGATATGGTAACAGTTCCAGTCCACAGCCCAGATGGTATACCACTCGGCTTTGTTGGAAGATCTATTGAAGGTAAAGATTTTAAGAATACTCCAGGGCTCCCAAAAAGCAAAACACTTTTTAACTTGCATCGTGTGAAGAAATCTGATAGAGTATATGTAGTAGAGTCTTCCTTTGATGCCATTAGGCTAGATCAGGTTGGGCTTCCAGCAGTAGCAACCCTTGGCGCAAATGTGTCAAGCACACAAATAGAATTGCTTCAGAAGTATTTCAATAACATAATTGTTATTGCAGATAATGATGAGGCGGGAGGAAACATGAAAGATAGAATAGTTGAAAAACTTTCTAGTCGTGTTTCCGTTATTAAACTAAACACTCAGTATAAAGATATTGGTGATATGCCAGATGAAGAACTTGCAGGTTTGGAGTTCCAGTTTGACAAATCTATATCACTTATGCTAAACTAATATAACAACTAAAGGAGAATAATATGAGCGTAGTAAAGGGACTCAAGAACATTAATGCCCTGCTCGACAAGCCAAAGTATGAAAACGACGGGCCAAAAGTAAAGTGGCTAAAACTTGCAGATGGTCAGTCTGTAAAGATTCGATTCATTGAAGAACTCGATGAAGATTCTGCAAACTATAATGAAAAGCGTGGACTAGCACTTGTTGTTAAGGAGCACGTAAATCCAAAGGACTATAAGCGTAAGGCTGTAGACACAATGGAATCAGAAGGCCGTGACTGGGCAGAAGAAATGCACCGTAAGGATCCAAAGGCTGGCTGGCGTGGTCGTCTTCGTTTCTATTGCAACGTACTAGTTGACGATGGAATTGAAGCACCGTATGTTGCAATCTGGTCAATGGGTATCAGCAAGCAGTCATCATTCAACACAATTCGTGAGTATGCCCTAGAAACAGGTAGCATCTCAAACGTGCTATGGAAGTTAAAGCGTAATGGCCAGGGAACTGAAACCAATTACACTCTTATTCCATCAGCACCAGACAAGGAACCATTTGATTGGAAGGACATTGAGCCTTATCCTCTTGAGTCAGCACTTAAGAAGATTCCTTATGCCGAGCAAGAAGCATATTATTTGGGCTTTGATGGCCCATCTGTAACTTCATCTACCAACGCAGATTGGTAATATGAACTACGTAGGCTTACATGTCCACACCCATTTTAGTTTGTTTGATGGGATTGCTACTCCAGAAGAATACGTGAACCGTGCAGTTGAGTTAGGG